TTATAGAAACGTAAGGTATTTGATGTTGTATTAAAAAATAAGTCACCAGCATCTAAAGATGTTGTTGGGTCTGTTGCACCTATTCTATATCTGTTTGCGAAAGTATTAATGTCACTAATGTTTGTTGCGGCAGTATTTACATTTGCAATATCTGTAGCAACTGTAGAAATATTTGCATCTGAACCTGCTACTGTATTTACGTTAGCAATTGAACCAGCTACAGTTGTTATGTTTGCATTAGCTCCTGCGACTGTTGTAATATTAGTATCGTTTCCTGCAACTGTTGTAATGTTAGTATCATTCGCAGCTACAGTATTTACATTAGAAATATTAGTTGCAACTGTATTCACATTAGCAATATCTGAAGCTACTGTTCCAATATCAGTTTCATCATTAGCAACTGTAGTTACGTTTGACGAAATACCTGCAACAGTAGTTACATCACTTGATACACCTGCGACTGTTGTAATATTTGCATCATTACCTGCAACTGTGGTTACATTAGCACTTATTCCTGCAACTGTATTTACATCAGCTATGTTTGTTCCAACTGTATTTACATTTGTAATGTTAGTTGCAACTGTATCTATTTCTGATGTTGCTTCGTTTAAATCGTTAGCCGCAGTTTCAATCTCTGAGATTGCTTCGTTTAAATCATTGGCAACTGTAGTGACATCTGCAATGTTTGTAGCGACTGTGTTTACGTCTGCTATATTAGTAGCGACTGTAGACACATTAGCATCATTATCTGCAACTGTAGTTACATCACTTTCAATTCCTGCTAATGTAGTAACATCTGAACTTATACCTGCTACTGTATTAATATTAGGTAAGTTGGTTGTTATAAAACCTTTGTTTACAGCGTCATTATTATTTACTGGGTCTGCTACGTTCTTAATGACTTTGGAACTAGCATCATACTTATCATCAGTATCAATCTGTAAATTGTTTTCTTGGTCATCTGTAATCTCTTGTGCAACAAAAAAGTTTTGGTCTGCACTTCTGTCTAAATCCGCAGATGTTAAAACACTACCATCAACAAAATCTACTAATCTCTCATCAAGAGGTGTTTGTCTTTCAATTCTAACTGTAACACCACTTGCAGGTGCTGATGTAAAAGTAATTGTACTATCAGATACTGTAAAGTCTGAAGTCTCTGTTCCATCTAGGAAACATTTAACATGTGAGCTATCAATATAAGACCAGCTTATATCATAGTCAGTTTTAGTACCGTTACCTGTGAAGGTAGTTTGGGCAAAGTATGATGGCATATTTTAAAAATCTTTTAGTTTGTATAAGGGTTTGAGTTCGTCACTTACTCGGACACCAGATTTAATTTGTGCTTCATTTTCAAAAGCTCTGTTGTAAGAAGTTTCCATATCTAATTTATTATCTTGTATAGAAACAAATTTAGTCATCTCTTCATATAACTTCGCTTTTGCTTCAGCTCTATAAGCTGCAACAGTGTCTTTAATTAATTGAAACTTAGTGCCTTTATCTTTTGTTCTTAAATCTATGGCTACTGGGTCAGTGCCTAATTGATAATCTTCACTCTCAATTAAATTTTTTAATTCTTGGTAGACATCAGTTTGTCCATACAATTCATTAAATCTATCGTATGCATTTTTCTTTGTTTTAGGATTTACAAATTGTGTCATATCAATTTTACCGTCTAAGAATTTTTTAATTGGAGCAATGTTTTGACCAAGTCTAATTACTTCATCAACAACAACATCTGGTTCTGCAACTGGTGTTGTACCAAATGGGTCAATCATAGTTCTCACTAATCTTTCACCTTCATCACCTGAATATTCAATTGGCTCACCTAAGAAATTATATTTAAGCTGCACATCTTGATAACCAGCTCTTTTCTTAGCGTTAGATAAAACTGTATCAGTTTCTTTGTAATATGGGTCGTTAATTAATTTAGTATAGATGTTTGGTATGTAAGAACCTATTTTATTAGATACCCACCTATCCATTGTGTATGTGTCATCATCAGTAGCAATTTGAACTAGCTCAGATAATGATTGTAAATAAGTTTTACTAAATATATTTTTTGTTAATCCTGACCAACTAGCTTTACCAAGATTTTGTATTTTTTCTCCAGTAGATAAATTATTTTCTCCACCTTCTTGAAATAACATTAAATTTTGTGCTGAACCTGCTATCTCTAAATCTTCTTTTGTAAGCTGCTCATAATATCTATTGGTATCAGCAATAATGCCCAACAAAGCTCCAAATGGGTCTAGCCTTCCAAATGAATAGTATTTGTCACCTATTCTTAATGAATAAGGTACAAAGTTTTGTTTTGTTTTTGCTAGTGTTTGTAAATCTCTAGGTAAATTAGTTTCAAATTCATTTGTCGGTTCTCCACCAGTTATTCTATCTTTTAAAACAAAGTGAGCTAAAGCCATGATTGCTCCACCAGTTGCCTGTTTACCTCTAGCTTCTGCTGTTCTGTAATAGTTGCCAGTTCTTCCAAACAACTCATCTCTAAATTGTTTTCTAAAAAGGAATGAAAAAGGAACTCTATCTAATGTTGCAGATATTAAGTTAAGAGGTGTTTTAACAAATGGAAACAATTGTTTCATTATTGGATACTTGTTCACTGCATCTTGAAACTGTCTTGGTATTCCTTGTAATGCTTGTTGGAAGGTACTTTCTTCCATGTATCTTATTGCATCAGGATTAGTTAGAATTGTTCCAGTCTCATCAAATCCTTTTCTTTCAAAATCAATGACATGAGCTTGAAATTCTGTGATTGGTTTTTTTGTAACTGGGTCTGAACCTACGATTTTATCAATGCTTTTATTTTTTGCTAAAGCATCTTCTACACCTAATTGATAAAGTTTTGCTCTACCATTTATTTGTTTAAAAAATTCATCTTCTGCATTTAAAAATCTAGATGGCGTTCTTATGATTTTACCTACAGCATTGTCACCTGTAGCTTTAGCTCCAGTGTCTAATTTTGTATTACCTTTACCACTAATAATAGTATCTTCATTTTTAAAAGCTAACATTGTGTATTTGTTAACTTCGTCTAAATATTTAATTAAACCTGCAAAGGTTGCATAAGCATTACGACCTTGTTGTTTTAATCCTGCAACTTTAGCAGCATTTTCACCGAAACCTGCAACAGAAAATCTTAACTTACTACCAATAGCAACTTCTAGTGGCCTGATAAAAGTTTGAATAGTGTTACCTAATAAATTCACTGCATGTGTTTTAGGTGATGATAGTAATGAATTAATCCAAACTTCGTTTAACACTTCCCAAGTTTGGTTCTTACCAACCCAATCTAAAACTTTATGTATTTTAGTTGGCTCATCTAATTTAGCTGCTTGGTCTATAAAAGCATCAAAAGCTTCATCAGCTTGTTTACCTTCTAAATTTCTAGAAATATTATTGTAGTTAATGTTAAGGTCATTAAGTCTACTTCTTAAATCATCAAAACCTAATGCTTTGTCTTTAGCAATTTGGAATACCTGACCTATTCTACCCCAACTAGTTCTAATAGCTTTTGTATTTAAGAAAGCTTTATCTAAAATTAAAAGAGTATTTTTAACTTCATCTCTTGTAACATTATCTAAACCTTGTTTGTAAGCTCTTACTAATTTTGGAAAATAATTTGAAAGTGATTGTGTCATCACCTCATGTGCAACTATGGTATATCTACCTCTATCCATTGCACCTGCAAGTTCTTCACCTTCGTTTAAAACTTTTGCAATATCACCATCATACATTCTTTCTGCTCTTCTGTATAAGATAGCGTTAACTTGCGGTTCTTGAATTTGTTCTATTTGTTTAGATAAACTTTTTGTTATTTCATCTAATGTCTTCAAACCATCTTTAGATAATGCTCTAAATGATATGGTATTAAATCCAATATCTAAACTTTCATTAATACTTAATTGACCAGAATTAACTCTTTCAAAATTATCTTTTAATCTTGCTTTTACATCAAGGCCATCAGATGTAATTTTTACACCTTGTTGTGATAATAAATTTTCTTCAGTTTTGTCTGCAAAAAAAGCTTCGTCTTCAGCTATTTGCTTTTCATTAAAAGGTTGTTCTAATCTTTGGTTGTTTTTATTTTTTAAATATCTGTAACCTCTAAAGACGCTTTCTGTTACTCCGCCTAATGCCAATCCTTCAATTGCATTTTTAAATCTACCTTCCCAAAAAGTATCATCTTTGTCAGAAGCTAAATATCCTAACCAAGTATCTTTTACTGAAGGTGCGTAATTAACTAGAAGGTCTGTCATTCTTCCAGTCTCACCATCAAAAGCTATGGTATCTGCTATAGCTCCTTTTGTTAATGAACCTGCAAATGTAGATGGCTTTACTGCAACACCTGCACCTTTTAGTATTCTTCCGCCTGTAACCCAACCTGTTACGAATTGAGAAATACCTCTGGCAAAGTTACTCGCAACACCAGTATTTCTCTCTAGTTCTGGTGCTAAGGTGGTATCTATCTCACCATACTTTCCAAAGAAAATATCTGAGACACCTTCTTTTTTTAATTCTTCATATGACTTGTAGCCAATGTAGCCATTATCAGCAGCTTTTCCTAATACAATACCGCCAATATTTGTTCTTTCTCCTAAAGTGTCACCTAACCCTTCTGCGAACTGTATGCTGGAATTTACTCCATCAAAGACCCCACCAATAGCTTGTTGAGGTATACTAGCTATATCGCTAAGTAAGTTTACGTCTTTAGGTTCTTGACCCTGAACCTGAAATTCAGATTTTTTTAAATAGCTGTTTATTTGCTCTTCAGTTGTCCCATCAGGAAACTCAAGAACTTCACCATTTGGTGCTTCTCTAGTTATTGGCATATTAATCTAATTCTTCTGTGTTAACTTTTCTTGGTTTTTTACTTGTACCTGAAAATGAAAATCCACCTGTTAAGCTATTGAGGTAAGTTACAAAAGCTTGGGTTCTTTCAGTTTTATTTTTGTAATTCTTTTCAGGATTATCGTTGAGCCATTGGTAAACATCATCTTTGTACTCTTGTACTCTCTGGTAAGCTTGGCCTTTTCTAATTTTACCTAACGGACTACTTAGAGCTTGTTTTGTAATTCCATCAACAAACTCTTTAAATCTTGGGTGTGTAACTAAAGTATCTCCAGTAGATGTTCTTGCGTTTGGTATAATGTTAGAAATAAATTTTTCATAATCAACTCTAGAAAAACTGTTTTTATTTTCCAAAATAAAATTTTCAGCTTCATCAAACTTATTTTGACCTAGTATATTATAAAACTCTACATACGCTGCACCATTAGTTACATTTGCAAATGATGTATTGTTAATATCAGAATAATATTTCTCAGCATCTTGTTGAACAGCAGGTTCTAATTTTTTAAAATTATCTGACTTTTTATATTCATAAAAATTAAACTCTTCATTATTATTATTCTGAGAAAGAAACTGTCTAGTTTGAATTTTCTGTGTATTTACTCTTGCATTATAAGATTTTTGTAAACTCTCTTCATAATCAGTTCTCTCTTTAATAAGTTCTGATTTTAAAAAATCTATTTTATTTTTAACTGAACCAATCTTATCAAACGTATTTGTTCCACCTTTTAAAATCTTAGGTAGTTCATCTAGAAGCTGTTCAGCAAAATCAAAGTCTGTGGTATTTTGCACATATTGTTCTAAAGCTTCTAAAGTATAATCTCTAAGTAAAGTTCCATCTTTGACATCAATATTATCTTGAATGAGTTGGTTGATGGTATCTCCAATATTCTTATAATTATTTTTACCTGTTACTTTACCTTCTTCAATTTTATTAATGATACTATCAATAAAACCTTGTTTGTATTTTTTACCAATTTTACCTAACTGTGTTTGAGTATGAGTATTTAACAACCCATTTCTAATTTTGTCTGTTTGTGTAAAAAAGTTTTTATTTAAAGTTACTGGGTCAAAGTAACGAAGCTCATTGTTAGAAACAAACTCTTGTAATTTTTGATTATAAAAATCTGTAAATGAATTTGGTCTTGTGTCTTCTGCTACACCATTCTTAGCATAGTCATTATATAGTTCTTGTCTAAATTTATTAACCTTACCATCTAAATCTAATTCTTTGTATTTTTCAATTAAGTAAGGATTTGCATTTTCATCTATCTTACCTTGTTTAACAGCTTCTTTAAAAGTTAATTTTAAATTATTATAATCTTCAACCGCCTGAGCTTCGTTAATGTTTTTTTGATTAAGCTCATCTTGCAAAGCTAAAACTTTACCAGTTGAATTTACAAAGTTATCTAAGCTTTGTGTAAACGCCTGAACGCTTCTATCTACTGGTTCAGGTTTAGGTTTATAAAATAAATTAAAATCTTGAGCTAATATTTGTGGTTGTTCAGGTGCTAAATTTAATACTGGATTAGATGGTTTTCTAGCCATTATACGTCTACCTGTTCAGCACCAAAGATACTGTCTCTACTTCTTTGTTTCTGTGTATTAGATAGCAAACCAGCATTTTCTTTTGCGGCTTCTAAACCATAGTAAGTATTAGCTACATTAAGTGCAGATGATGCAAACAATAGAGCATTATTAGGTGGCTGCACATATGTAGATTGGGCTTCTGCACCAAACTTAATTGCTTCCATATTTCTAAGATATTGGCTGTAATTAATTTGAAGGTTCTTTTGTAGTGCTGCATTATAATTACCTTCGGTTCTATAATAATCAGCTAATAATAATTCTGTAGAACCACCAATACCAAGACCTCTTTCACCTGCTCCAACTAAAAATGCAGCTCTAGCTTTGTCAGCTTTTTTAGCTGCTTCAAATGATTTGTTTCTATTGGCGTTGACTACTTGTCTAATTCTTAATTGCTCAGTTGCATATCTATTTAAAGCATTTGCTCTAGCAAGTTCATTTTGTCTGTTCTGTGCTGCATATTGGTTTTTAGCAGCCTGTTTATTTGTTTGATATTGTACGGCTGCTGAGGCTGCACTTATTGCGACTACTGCCTGTGTTGCTGTTACTGGTTCACACATATTCTTACAAATTCATAAAATGGAAGTTTATTGTTTCCATAATTTATTTTTCTTAAAAATTTAAAACCACACCACTTTAACCATTTGATGTGAAGTTCATTTCTGCAATCCACAAAATTCCATAAAATTTTATAGTGCTTATTAATTTCTTCTATGACTTCTCTACATTCTCTTAAAAAAGGAAATTTAATATTTGTAATGTCATCTGTAGCCATTAACCAGATAACTCCAATATCCATATTATGCTTTGCAACTCCAAACATGGATACAGGCTTATTAGCTGTAGTGATGGTAAAACATAAATCACAATGAAAAAATCCTTCGTACAATGATTGGTAAGGTGTTCGGCCTGTGTTGGCATATATCTCTCTCATATCTTCATAACGAAGTCTGTGAGCTAAATATTTAACATCTTCTAAAGTTGATAATCTAAATGTTGTCTGATTGACTGACATAGTAACCTTCCCATGCAGCATTTATAAAGTTAGATGGTAAGTGACTGTCATTAATTAGTTTAACAGTTAAAACATCATTTCTTGATTGAACTGCAAAAGTAAAATCACCATCTTCTAAGTTTACTGTTCCTAACAAACCTGAACCTGTAATTGTTCCTGTAAACTGAGATGTAGATGCATCTCTACCAGTTGGTGTTACTTCTGTTGTAAAAAAACCTGTATCGTTAAAACTAACTGTCCAGTTTCTAATTTGTAATCTACCTTCTTTGACTGATATTCTTGAACCAGTCGTATCTGCGGTTTGAATGAATTGTTGAGAAAAAGTAAAATTAAAAACATATTCTTCCCCAACAAAATAATTCTGTCCTGTAATATCACCTGATACCACAATGTCTGTTCCATCAACTGTTTGTGATACAGTAGCTATTTGTTGTCCTGCTTTATTACTTGCACCAGTTCTACCAACTACTCTCATAGTATGTTTTATTTGGTATGGAAGTGTGATTGTAGTCTGATTAGTACCTGCATCATAAACTTCGGTAATATCAGTATCTTTAAGTTTTCTATCTAAATGAGTTAAGTAAGTAGCATCATCATCAGTTAGAGCTGGTGATATATCAATGCTTTCTAAATAAACTCCGTCATCTCTTTCAATAACTAGATAAATAATATTTTCTATAAAATCAGCATTAAGAATAGTTTCTTCATCTGATGTACCAATTACCCATTTGTGCCAAGCACTTTGTAATCTTTTGCCTGACTGATTGTAATATTGATAGACATAAATTGCATTGCTCTCTTCATTAGTTAAAGCAATTAAAATATTTTCATTTGTAGCAGTTGCTAACTTGAATACATTTTTAGGCACAAACTTTGGTACGTTACCAGTAATGTCATCAGCACTTTTTGTGTCATTATCACCGCTAACAAAAAATTCTCTAAATCCAGTAAACTCACCTTTTTTAAATGGAAAGAATACATTGCTTCCTACACCAACAGGTTTGGCATCTTCTGATGTTTCAAATTCAGTGGTCGCATTAATACTAATGTTACCTGCTGTTAGAGTAGCTCCACCTGACAATATAAATTGAGTTTGGTCTGAGAATAATAAAAGCTCCTCATCAAATGGTATGGCATGTTTTAAAATACTTACTTTGACATGTGATGTTGATACATCAATTGGGTCAGTATCTAAAACTTGGGTAACGGTTTCAGGAAAGTATTCGAAGAACTCACCTGCTCTAGACATAAATACTGCCTCATCAGCTAGAAAGCCTAATCTATTTCTATGAAAGAAAATATCTTTAATCTTTCTGCCTATAAAGCTTGGTTCTGGTGCAGAGTTCTCATCACCACAAACCCTCTCACCTAGAGCAGGTGTTGAATAAGTTGTACTGTCAATCGTGTAATCTGTTCCGTCAACTTGTGTAAATCTAAAATTTCCGTCTGCTGTCCTTAGTAAGACATGGTAAAGTGTTTTTTCATCAATAGACGTTTTTGTATTAGGTCGTATTGTTTCTTCCCAAATATCTGAGCTACTGTAATATTTTACAAAATAATTATCAAAAGAGTTAGAAGCATCACCTACAACCTCAACAACCATTCCATCAATTGCAGGATAAGGTAAATCAACAAATTGTTGGACTGTATCTTTTATAACTTGTGAGGCATCATTTCCAAAACCATCTGACGAAGAAACTGAAAGTGTTCCTGAAGTTCTAGTAATTGCAATACTTGAGTTTCCTATTTTAGTTTTTGTAATATTAGAACTGGTAGAAATATTATTAAATATATTATCTCTAATTGTTTCAGTAGAAATTGCTCCAGTAGATGCTGTTGTATAATTTGCAGTACCACTATTTGTTGTTAAAGAATATTTGATACCGTTAATAGCTTGATTAACAGTATAAACCGCTTCTTCAACTTTAGCAGCACTCGTAGTTGACTTCATGTTAACTTCTTTTGTTTTGTTAACTATGAAAGTGTAATCAGCTATTGTGACTGCTGCATAGTCTGTTTGTGGTGTAGAGCTATCTAAATAATCTAGTGCATCAGTTTGTTTAACAACAGACTTCTCAGTACCATCAATATCAAAAACTTGAATGTCACCATCTGTTATTACAACAACATATCGTTCATTCGCATCTCTATTAATTGTATGTAAGAAAGCATTATTGAAAGGTGTAGAGCTTATTTTTGCAATATGATTTGTAGGTGGTCTTTTTTTTAATCCTTCAACAACTGAACTAAATCCATTTTCTTGTGCTGTAGCTTGTGAAGGTATTCTTAATATTTCAGGTTGCTGCGAAACACCCTGCACTAAATTAGGAATGGTTCTATTTACTAAAGGCATTAATAAACTCTGTTGTTACGAGTTATTGTGTAAGCTTGTTCTGGTGTATCAAATATTGAGTAATCACCAGTTTGCATTTCAGCTTGTCTTAATATTGCTAATGCAGCAGCTTCATCTTCTCTTGAAAATTTATGAAGAGCATTTGCTCCTAAAGTTCTATCGTGAAAAATTCTTGCACTTCTAATAGTAATATATCTTTTAGCTTGTTCAGGAATTTCCGAAAAATCTAATAGGTAAATTACTGTTACGTCTTCTAAGTCAGTATCAAAGGTATCTTTGTTTTCTGCTAAATTATAAAGATAATCTCCTCTTTGAACGACATTATATTTTATTTTAGAATATTTGTTTGGGTCTAATTCAACTCTTAAAGCATTAGATGCAAGTGGAATTTTATTGTTACTATCTTTAGATAAAATTACTTTGTAATGAGTATTAAAATGCCAACCACTACTTTGTACTTCTCTATTAACTTCTGAAAGAACATTTTTAGCAACTGTACCATCAACAGGTAAACTTCCTACCAAACTATTTAGAGGTGCTTCACCGATTGTACTTAATACAGTGTTTACGGCCTCAAGCTCAGTTGTTCTTGTTTTTACAGTCATTTGTGAAAGTAGTGGCGGATATTTCACCGCCACCACAATTAAGTATGATTATGCAGTTTTGATTGAAACAGCACTTTCTGGTCTTAGTATTCCATGACCATGAGCCATTCTGGCCGTCATTAGGTGGCCAATTCTTCTGTAATCATAATTCGTCTCAAGTGTTAAATCCTTTAGACGAACTGTACCTACTGCACTCTTATGTGCAATAATCGCAGCTACATTGCTTGCGTCTACATTATAGGTATTATTTGTGCCGCTTTCAGCAGATGAGTTATCAGCAAACGCTGAGATTGCAGTTGCAGATTTAATAATTGGAACTCCGCCAATAGACATGATTGTGCCTTTTGCGAAATCTCCTGCTGCATCTGAGAAATCTCTGTTTACTAATTTATCTACGTTAGCTAACTGATAAAAAATATCAGGTGTTGTAATACAAAACCTATCAGTTGAAGGAACGTCATGCTCATCAAGAGCTTGAATTGCTTCAAAGATAGAAGAAATTAAAGAAGTTGCATTTGTTTTTGCATCTGCATCTGTAATTTCTGTACCTGCATTTCCACCAGTTATATTTGCAGAACCTTTAGATGCTAATACAAGCAATTGTAAAAGTTGTTGGTCAACTTTCTTTGCAAGTGCTTGACCCATCTCTCTTGAATAAATTGACCTCACATCATAGTGATTTTTCAATTCATCAAGTTCTGCAATAAAAGCAGAAGATAATAACATATCGTCAATGTTAATAATCTTCTCGTTATGATTTACTTGCGTTCCTGTAATTTCGTTTCCAACAGTGTGGTAACTTGCTGAAATTGTGCCTGTTACTGGGAACTGAGCAGATTTACCAGAACTAATTGTTCTAGTAGTTGTAAGATTTAAAATCTGATTTTCTCTTTGAAAAGTAGATAAAACCTCACCACTGAATACTTTGAGAAACAAAGCATCATTACTACCAGACGCATTAATCTGACCTAAATCTGATACTGTAGCGTTAGACATATATTTTTCTCCTTATATGTTTATGTTTTAGTTTTTTTACCTACTTGCTTACTTTTCTTGTTCCGAAGGTTATCTGACGTATCAGGCAATCGTTTCGAATTTGGACAAGTCACCTCTCTGAAGAGAGATGGTGTTGTAAGTATTTTCCAAAATTCTTCGTCACTTACTGACTTAAATTTTTGTCCCAAGTTTCCAAGACCTAATTGCCCAGTATACTGGAGATAAGTTTTTTTGACCCTTTACTTTTGCCAAAGTAGCACCATGTCGTGCCATAAAACTTTTTCTTCTATTTGGGTCATCACGCTTTATTTTCATATTAGCGTCACCAAATCTTATAGTCTTGATATTTCCTGAACCTTTGTCTTTGACAAAAACCTTAAATTTTTTTCCACCTTTTACCTCTCGGATAATTTTATTAAGTGGTTTCTTATTTTCTGCCTTGTCCGACATTTGGTTTAAAATTTTTACCCATATATTTTTTATATCTACCTTTTCGTCTTTTTCTTTTTTTAGGTTCAAAAACTACATGGTCTTTTTTTCTCTTAGCCAATTTGCCAATTTTGTTTAATGCTATCTAAGAATTTTAATAACTCTTTCACTAGCCAATTTTAAGTTTGTCTCTACCTTTTTTGGCAGCAGCAATAATATCACCTCTGGTAATTTTATTTTTATCACCATACATGGCAGCGAGTTTTTTCTTTGCTTTAACTTTTTTACTATTTCCGTATCCGATACCTTTTGGCATTTTTATCTCCTATTTTTTCTTCCAGTTATTTTGCATTGCTTTGTAAGCTTTAGGTGAAATCGTAGACTTCTTCTTACTTCTACTAATACCTAATTTTTTACGTCTATTAATGTTTTGTACTAGCGACATAATTATCTCCTATTTTTTAAATATGTTTGAAACTTTCACACCAAAGCTCACTAAACAAAGTGAACCAAAGATATAAAATAATTCAGATGGTATTTTAGAAATCACATCTACCCATTTTAGAAACCTGTCTGTTTCTCCAAAAAGAGGTAGTGAAAATATTGCAAGAAACCAAATTAAAATAATTTCATCTTTATATGATTTGTCTTGCTGATTAATTTGTGCAATCTGAATATCTTTGGCCGCTTCTATTTCAGCTATCTGTTTGTTCTGTCTTTTTTGTAAGTGAGTTTTTAAGGCATCAGCCGTATGACTAATAAATGTTTTACCTATCAAACTCCAAATCATTAAAGTACGTTACTTCTAGCTAATTTATCAGTGACTGATTTTCTGTAAGCTGGGTCAGTTTCATATCTTCTATCGTTCATAGCATCAGTAACCTGAGCTACACTTTCAAAGACTTCATTACTTGCAAGTGATGTATCACCTTCAAATAAATCTTGTTGAACACCCACATTCATTCCAGCTCTTGATTGTAAACCTTGAACTGCAATTTTGATTTGGTCTTTTGTTCCATTTTCTACAATTTGATTAAAAGCATCTTGTTCACCTTGAGATAAGTTTTGCTGAGACCATTCAATAATTTTAGTATAGTTATCTGCACCACCAACTGCATTTTGAACTTCAGCTACATCATTATCAGCAATTGCTTTTTGACCTGCAATGTAACCATCTACGACATCTCTCGATAAACCCATTTTCTCTAAGTCATTATAAGATTTATCTGAAAGCTCACCTGCTTCAGCATACTCTCCATAAAATCTATCTAGAGCTTGTGATTGTTCAGCAGCTTCCCTAGCATCTCTCATGTTAGGTTCATCTTTAGGTGTCTCTTGCTGTTTCTGTGAGAATTGTTTTTCTAGCTCACCATAAGCTTTCGCTAATTCTTGAGCATTGCTAAATTTTTCAGGAAGCCAATCAGGCCTTTGCTCAGGTGTTTCTAAAGTTTCATTAACTTTATCTGCTTCAGTTGTAGCAACAATTGAGTTGGTATTAGTATTTGTATTAACAACTCCTGCTTTTTCTAATTGTGCGTTTGATTGTTCTAAAGTTGGTTCAGTTGATGCATCAGGTTGTACTTCAACTCTACCATTAATTATATCTGCCATTTTTTTTTACTCCTCTTCTGTAGGTGTAATACCCAGACCATTTTCATCTAATGACAATCTATTGCCAGAGTTAGCAAGTTCCTGTTGTGCTGCTAGTGCTACTCTAGGGTCGGCAAGAGTTTGTTGAGCAAACTGTGCTGAGTATTGTTGTTGTTGTTCTTGTTGTATTTGCTCTTGTGATTTTATTAGGCCTTGAGTGTCAATTTGATTTGCTACTGCAAACTTCTTAATGGCATCATCAAGGTTAATAAACTTTGCTAATGTTTCTGCACCTAGCGTATTGGCTAAGTCAGACATAAACTGTAATAATTTTAATCTGTCAGAATTTCTACCTAGTGCTTCCATTCCAACTATAATTTTTGTTTTAACTAATTCTTTTGGTAATTCAGGTAACAGACCATCTTTTCTCAACATATTAATTTTAGTGTTGATGTATGGAAGTTGAAACTCAGTTGTAAGTATTCCGTAAACTCCACCTAATGCATCTTGTAGTTCATTTGCAATTAGTTGAATTTCTGTAGCTGTAACTCTTTCAGCTTGTCTTTGGACAGAGGCATTTAATAAAAAAGCAAATTGTAATCTCTGCTCTATTCTATTCATAGTTTCTAAAGAAACTCTAAAGTCTGCGAACTTGTTTGCTTGTAATACAGAAACATCTCCTGCGTTACCTTCAATGATTGCACCATTAGAAGCTTTTGCAATATGACTAGCCCTTGTTGAACCATTGGGACTAACCAAGAAAAGCATCTTTGCTGATGCAGAGCTTCCTTCTAAGATAGCTCTTGTTAAACCTTCTAATGATTTTAAATCACCAATAAAACTTTCAACATGACCTCTTCCATAATTCATGCCATCAACTCTATTAAATCGTAGTGCAATAAATGGCAGGTCATCTTGATTGTAAAAAGTTTTAAAAATTACTTTCTTCTTAACTTCTTGTTCAACCATGTATTTATCTTTTACTTTTCTAATACATGTGAACATGTTTACAGATTTGTTTTCATCACCTTCTTTAAATAATTGTTTTGCAATTTTAGGTGGCAATGTTTCTGGTGTAATACCTTCTCTAACAATAATTTTTAAAACTTCACCTGATGGACTTCTTTTAACTACATAATTTTCTAAACGATAAACCTGTAAACCTTTGCCAGATATTTTTAATAATACGTTACCTGCAACAATTAATTGTTTTAATGCTTCGTAAACTGCAACTCTATCATTAGTAACTTCAATGTTTTCCATCACAGCCTTTTCAATTTTAGCTAAACCTTGTTCAATGGTTTGCTTTTGCTGTGGGTCACCTTCGACAGATTTATAAACTAAGTCATCAACATCTAATCTAAAGAATGGAGCTTGTGGCGGAAATAAAGCTAACATCAATTTTGATGCTAAATTCATTACACCTCTACTTCCTACTGATTGGTAAGGTGTTGGATAATTTGTACTTTCGTTAGAACCTTTAGGTGGGTAAAGGTGAGGAATAGTAAGCTCTGCTGCATCTCTTGCTCTTTCTAAATATACCTCTCTATCAATAGACATCTTTTCATACTGACCTTCTATTGTAGAGGTGTCATTAGCGTTTGTTGTTGCTAAGGTATATTTGCTATTTTCCATTTTTATGATGTTGGAAAGTTAGTGCCGCTTCCGCCTGATACTGAAGCTAATGGTATTCTTAAACTTCCTCTGCCTAATCTTTTTCTTTCGGCAGTAGAAGCAGCGTTTACATTTCTACCTTTTGCTTCTGAAGAACCTGCTGTTGCAGGTTTAGCTTGAACCGCACCAGTGTTCACATTCTTTAAAACCGTTCTCTCAATAATCTGAGGTGGTGGTGGTGGAGCTGGTGGTGGTGGTGGCGGAGCTGGTGGTTTTGGTGGACACATATGTCACTTACTCCTGTAGTTGATTTTTGAATATCTCCCTAATATGTTTCACAACCGACCTCTGGCCAGATTGATAGAATATTTCACGTTCTGACTGTTTGAGTTCAGCACATTTTTCAGGAAACATTTTTTCCAAATAATTTAAAAGTTCCTCTGTTATTAAAGGTTTATTTCGCATTACTTGTCATTTCTCCTAAAGTGGTACTTAACTGTTTTTGGCCTCTACAATCTCTCCTGAAATAGAAATATATCCAGCAGCATCTACATAATCGTCAATATTATGCTCTCCTGCTTGGGTTCTAGCTATCTTTAGTAATGACATAAGATTAGCAACATCTTCAGGAAGGACAGTTACATTTAGTTTCATTTTATTCTGTAAGTAAGCTGTCCAAAGATTAGCAATGTTTTTATGGTTCTCTATTTTGTCACCATGTTTTTTATGACGGTCTCCGCTAACTAGCTTTTGCGTTTGACCTAGTATCTCTGTAGTGTTCATACTTGTACTCCCATAATTTTATTTTATTTGTTTCATAGTCGTACTCACCAGCTCTTAATATTCTGGCAAGTCTTGCTTGGTGGTATGCATCTTCGTAAGTTTGATTATTTCTTTCAAACTCTTCAATGACTGCGTTCCACATATCTTCTAAGTTTTTCTTATCATGTAAAACTCTTGAAGCTTTTACTGCACCAATACCTTTACAGCCTTTGTAGCCATCAGCTTGGTCACCAGTTAATGTTTGTAAGCAGAAATTTAAGTCTGCTAATTTTTCATCAACATATTCAATTTGATTGTCACCAATAAAACAATGCCAAGTAGGTATTGTCCTCATATCTTTGTCACCTGATATGATGACATTGTTACCTTTGTGAACACCTGTTGCTAATAGACCAAGTGCATCATCTCCTTCTAAATTTGGAAACTGAACATATTTATAATTCTTTTTAATCCAACTTCTTAAAGGACTGTAAGTAACTGGTTTTCTAATTTTCTTACGATAAGATTTATAATCTTTATCAAAATCTTTTCTGTAATTATGATTATCTGAAAAGCAAATTATGACATCTTTAGAATGAGTATATGTTTTATAATACTCAATATCTTGCTGCCAAATATCTTTTCCTTTTTTTAAATCAGAATGTAATGTCCAAACATCATCACCCCAATCAATCGGTTCTTCTAAACTAGAAGTAATCCTGTAAGCTAAAAGGTCTCCATCAACCAACATAACTTTATTATTATTGGCATGGAAGTCTGTTATATTTTTCATTTTATTTTCCTCATTGATTTTACTGTTGCACGTGGCAGCACATTCACATCTGCAAATGTTATCTGCCCACCTTTACCTATTGAGTATGAAGCAAATGTTTTTATTATCTTACGGTCTTTGTAATAAACGTAAGCTTCAATCACACATTCTTCACATTCAAATTCGTCTAAATCTTCAGCACTGTGCCAACCACTATCTCCTGTTGGGTCAACCCAAATGATTTTATATTTTTTGTATTTCATTAGATAAATTGAATAAGGTCTTCTTTAGGAACTAGCCAACCCCATGAGGTGTTGTTGTCACCACCAGTTACCGACCTGTAATTATTTTTTCTGATTAATCTTTTTAGTTTTATAGTTGGTACAATAATCCAACTGAAAATTTTTTTATCATCTCTCCACAAACAAAAGACCCAGTAGTTTGCTTTTGTAGTTTTTATACCACTGTCTTTACCTCTGCTTTTATATTCAACAAAAAGATTACCAGTTCTTTGACATAGCCTGTCAGTCTTAACTTCTACCTTTTTCTTATGAAACATTTCTTCAAAAATGTTTTCGTGCTTTTCTCCAAAGTTTAAACATTTGTCGAAGTATTTGCTGTACGTCTTAGTGTGTGTCACTCCAATTTTGACCCACTTTTATTGTGCCATCTAACTGACATCTGAATTTAAAGTGGTCTTGTGTTTTTAGAAATATTGATTGAGCAATTTCTTTGAACTCATCTATGCGTTCTTTAAGAACATAAAACTGCATTTCATCATGTATGTGCAAACATTGCTGATAATCTTTGCCCCATACAAAACCTGCTTTGTGTAATTCTTCATTTAAAATTACAGTTCCCTTTTTTACAATTAAAGCTCCAGCAGATTGGACTAATGTATTAACTGAACTAAACTCAGCTTTAGGTATAAGTTTTCTACCATCAAGGCCTCGTAACCAGCCTTGCATTTTATATCTTCTTTTTACTGCATTAATTAAATTAGCTAATGCAGGTAAGTTTTGTGTAAATTTTAATCGTACTTGTCTTGCTTCTTTCTCAGAGACATCAAGTATCTCAGAGAGTTTTGTATTTCCGCAACCGTAAATGAAAGCATATATGAAAGTTTTAGCTTTATCACGTGTGGGTAATCCTGCGGCTTTTTGATTGGCGGTATGAATATCATCTTCAAGAAGTCGTCTCGCATATTCACCGTTATCGTAATTAGCCATGTAATGAGAAAGCACCCTAAGCTCCAAGCCGCTAAAATCACAACCGAGCATGACCATATTGGAAGGAGAATTAAATAAGGCACGAAATTCTTTGCCATACGGTGAATGTGCTGCAACACACTGTGCCATGTTTGGGTTGAAGTGAGTGCATCTACCTGTGACTGCACCATTTGTGTTAACCTGTCCATAAATTTTACCTCTCTTTGTTAATTTTAAATATGCTTGGTCACCATCACTTAATTGACCAAGTCTTTTTTGAACCATTAAATATTCTGAAATTTTTTTTGCTTCAGGATATTGAAGCTTACTAAGAACTTCTTCATTCACTACTGGTTTACCAGTTTGAGTAAATTCTTTTGGCTTCCAACCTAAAACATTTATTAATCTGTCTGCTATGTGGTCTCTTGAATTTGGATTAAATATTTCAGTTTTAGTTTGTCTAACTGGAACATTTGCTTTGATACCTCTTTTCTTGTTATCTCTTTTGTATCGTTTGTATCCAAGAAACTTTTCCCAAGATGGAAAGACAACAGCTAGTTCTTCTTCTAGCTGTGCCTTTCTTTGACATAGGATTGAATGTAGCGACTTAGCAGTCGTCTCATCAAACAACACGCCATCTCTTTCTTGTAATCTAATCCAGTGTGCAAAATCATGTTCTAATTTTATTGCATCAGGTGAGTAGTTTTCTTTTAATATCTTTTGATAAAGTAAATAATTTACTTCAACATCTCTTTCACAATACTTTTGCATATCTTCTGACCAGACATCAAAAATATTATCTTCACTGAAACTACCTTTTCTTAAACCTAATCTGTAACCCCAACTTTCTAACGAATGTTTTCCATATAGTTTAGCTGGTAGTTCTTTTCTTTTGTAATCAGTATCTAAAAGATTAGTGTAGATTAATCTTGATACTAAAAGTGTATCAAAAATTTCACCATTGTATTTAAAACCAAACACCTTTTCTAAAGCAGGTAAATCAAAGCCTTGAATATTATGTCCAATAATTAAGGTAGCATTGTTTAACTGCTCTAGACCAAGTGCAATCGTTTTAGGATTATATGAGTATAATTTTTTAGTCTCTATATCCTTGAATACTATTGAGTGAACTTTATCTAACTTATCAAGAAACCCATTGGTCTCTATATCTAGTACGATTTTCATTAATGTATTAAGTGAACACTAATTTTTTTAGTGCTTGGAAGTATGTCACCAACAGAAGCAATAGCTCCTGAGATAACAGCTTCTGCTTCCACATCACCACACATGATGACAGGAAAGACGTTATCAAACTTTATTGATTGATAGATTGCAGTCATAATAGTTTTGAAAGTTTCGAAAACTAACTGCTGTTGTTTTTTATTTAGTGATAGATAGTCTTGTTTATCTATAAGATAACTAAGAATGAACTTAGTCAAGAACTTCTCATTCATCAAAGTCACCTTCAGATAATCTACCTGTTTCTTTGTTGTAAATTAATTCTGAAGCAATACCTGTGTCTCCGCTAAATCTATTTTTTAAAACTCTACATGTCATAATATTATTTGATTGTTCATCTTGTTGGTCTCTTTCAAAACCAATTACTGCATCAGATAATTGTGCTAATGAATGGCTACCTCTCAAATGAGATAACGAAGTTTGAACGCCCTCTTCATGGCCGTTTTTGCCTTCTGGTCGTTTAAGATGTGAGACCACAAACATTGCACATTTAACTTCTTCAACAAGTTTACGAAGACTTGTCATTGTATTATCAATAAGTCTTCTCTCATCTCCGTCAGCTAAACCTGAAATAACTATTGAAATATGGTCTAAGAAAATGACATCACAATCTAATGCGGTGACCATAAATCTAACTCTACTTAATAAGTCTTCTGTATCGCTTGAACCAAAGTGGTCATAAAAAGAAACATTATCTTTTAAGCCTTCCCACTCTTTTAAAATTTCTTCATCAGATACTTGTTTTCTAATATCAGGTAGATGAATAGGTTTGTTCAATCCAATTGAAACTAAACCTCTGATACTTTTCTTAACACTCTCTTCAAGAGCTATGTATCCAACTTTCTTTTCTTGCTTAATTAAATCATAAGCAATTTCTCTACATACTTGTGACTTACCTGTACCAGAACCAGCAGTTAATAAAACTAACTCACCTTTTCTAATACCATGTAGTTTTGAATTTAATCCATTCCAAAGGTATGGAAAGTTTTCAACATAATCATCACTTAGTAATAATTCTTTTGTATCTTTTCCTTCAATAATACCTTGTGGTGTAAATGGCTTTGCTTCCCAGAAGCTGTCAGTGATTGCAGAAGATTTGTTTTTCTGCAAACACTCACTAGCATCTTTGAAAGGAAGTTTAGCAATCTTAGTTTTTCTTACAGGTAAAATGTTAGCACATTCTATTGCAGCCTGATTACCTGCATCATCATTGTCAAACATCAAGACAATGTTTTCAAATTTAGAAATCCACTCTAATGATTTTTTAATATATTTTTTAGCTGATGCTGCACCACTAGGTACTGACACTACTGGAAACTTGTTATTAAAAACTTTACTTACAGAGAGACAGTCAACTTCTCCTTCTGTGATACACAGAAATCTACCGCCATCTCTCCATAAGTTTTGTCCAAACAAGGAGACACGTGAAACATCACCTAGCCAAATAAAATCTTTATTTGGGAAACGTAGGTGTTGAGCAACTTTTTGATAATTCTTGTCGTAGTAATTGGCAATCTGAACAGGTTTGCCATTATATATACCTGTCTCATAATTAAACTTAGCACAGGTATCACTATCTATTTTTCTCTTTGGAAGAGCTTCAGTAATTCCTTCAATCATATTTGTAATATCTTTTGGTTTAGCTGCTGCTGGTGCAGCACTATCATTCTTGTATTGTTGGCAGCCGAAACAATAGGTGTGTCCATCATCATAGACAGCAACATTATCTCGGCTACCACAGTTATCGCATGGGGCGTGGTATAGAAACTTAGTCTCGGTCATCTTCTAATTCTGCTAAATCAGCATCATTAGTGAGACCGTCTTGAAATTTATATCCTTCTACGTTTTCACTAAGTAGGTACTCTCTGACATTAAAGTTAGGACAAGTCTTATTCTCATCTAACATATAATGCCCAACTATTTGTGCGTCAGGATATTTTACTAAAAGTTTTTCTAGTGTAGCTTTTAAACTGTCCCATTGTTCAGCAGTAAAATTATCTTCATTTTCGTTATCTTCAGA